ACTGGATTAAAACTGCCTTATATTGTCACGATTGAGGAAGATTCTGAAAAAGTCTTGTCGATTAGAAGAAATTATCTTCCAAATGACATGCTCAAAAATAAGATTAATTATTTTGTTCAATACAAATTTATGCCGGGACTCGGTTTTTATGGCCTAGGACTATCGCACATGATTGGCGGCCTATCGAAAGCCTCAACATCAATACTCAGACAATTAATTGATGCTGGCACCCTGGCTAACTTGCCAGCTGGTTTTAAAGCCAGAGGAATGAGGATCAGGGATGAAGATGATCCATTACAACCAGGCGAGTTTAGAGATATTGATACTACAGGCGGATCATTAAGAGAAAACTTAATACCTTTACCAATAAAGGAACCAAGTAGTGTATTGATGCAGTTATTAGGAATCTTGGTTGATTCTGGTAAACGATTTGCTGCCATTGCGGATATGAACATTGGCGATGCCAACGCTGCAATGCCCGTAGGCACAACAGTAGCTCTTTTAGAGCGCGGAACAAAAGTAATGAGCGCAATTCATAAAAGATTGCATCATTCACAAAAATTAGAGTTTGTATTATTGGCCAAAGTTTTTAGTGAGTCTTTGCCGCCAGTTTATACTTTCCAAACAGGTACAGCTCCAAGTGAAATCAAACAACAAGATTTTGATGATCGCGTAGACATTGTACCAATATCAGATCCCAATATATTCTCACAAAGTCAAAGAGTGACTTTGGCCCAAGAATTATTGCAGATGGTCCAATCAAATCCAGAGGTTCATGGTCCTACAGGTATTTACGAGGCATATCGCAGGATGTATGCAGCTTTAGGTGTAGATAATATTGAGTCTTTATTGCAGCAACCGCCAGATATGACACCAAAACCAGTGGATGCAGGTACAGAAAACTCCACTTTACTATTAGGACAGCCCTCCCAGGCTTTCCCGGAACAGAATCACCAGGCGCATATTGATACCCATAAAAGCCTATTTTTTACTGATCTTGTAAAACAAAGCCCACAAGTACAAGCGCTGATTATCAGTCATTGTATGCAACATTTACAATTCTTGGCCGCACAAATGGCTCAAGAGCAGATGCCAGAAGAAATGCAACAAAGGATTTCTGAGATCCAAGCACAAATGCAACAAGTACCACAAGAAGAAGCGCAAATGATCGGCCAACAAATACAAATGATGATGGAGCAAATGAGCTCAAGCATTATGGCTGAAATTGCAAATGAGTTCTTACAATCTATAGGAATGAGCGGTAGCGAAGATCCGCTGGTTGATATAAGAAAACGAGAATTAGATCTTAAAGACAAAGAGATTGATATGGAAGGCCAACAATTTGCGCAGAAACAAAATCAGAGAGCGCAAGAGAAGATGATGGATGCAGAATTGCAAATGGAGCGCATGAATGTGCAAAAATCAATAGCAGATGATAAACTTGAAGTGGCGATTGATAGATTGAAGCAAAATGCAGATCTAAAATTGCTTGAATTAGAAAATAAAATAAGAGGCTTGTTATGACAACATCTTACAAGGTCGATGCAATTAAAGCATTGAGAGCTGAGAAGAAAGCTGAAAGGCTAAAAGAGGAGCAGGAATTAAAAGCTGTTCAAGAAGCCGAGGAAAAAAAACACCAGGCTAATTTAGATAGAATTGCTAAGAAAATGGCAAGAATTGAAGCAGGCTTGCCTGTAGAAGAAGAAGTGGTGGAAGAAGAAGTGGTGGAAAAACCCGCTAAGAAAAAGCCAGCTGCTAAGAAAAAGCCAGCTGCTAAGAAAAAAGCACCCGCCAAAAAAGCTCCAGCTAAAAAAAAAGGTAGACCTAAAAAAACAAAATAAATGGACGAAATAGCTTTAATCGATAAGGTTAAAAGACTAATCGAGGATAGAGAGAAACAGATACAGGAAACTCTCATGTCGGGTAGTCTTAAAGATATGGAACATTATAAATATTTGCAAGGAGAGCTTTCTGCTTTATACTATATTGCAAATGAGATAAGTGATTTAGGCAAAGATATTTAAGGAACAAATACGAAATGACTGAGGCCGCAGCAGAAAACATTATTACAAAAAAGGTAGCAGAGGCTTATGTAGATCCAGCCGATCTGGTTCTGGATCCAGAAAAATTAGACGCATCAATACTAGAACGCATGCCACAACCGACAGGATGGAGAATGTTGGTTTTGCCATACGCAGGAAAGGTAAAAACAAAAGGCGGCATAGTATTGGCACAAGAAACCTTAGATCGTGAAGCACTGGCAACAGTGGTTGCTTATGTGGTTAAGATGGGACCACAATGTTACAACGATGAATCTAGGTTTGGAGACAAGCCCTGGTGTGAAGAAAAACAATGGGTATTAATCGGACGCTACTCTGGTTCGAGATTTAAACTTGAGGATGGTGCAGAGGTCAGAATCATTAATGATGATGAAGTAATAGCCACAATTCTTAATCCAGATGATATAGTGAGCTTATGACAGATAACGAAGTAAAAGAAGTCCAGCAACCAGAGGTTGAGGACATTGAGGTAGAAGTTACTGATACTGAGGCACCAGCCGAAGCAGTAAACGATGATGAGTTAGAACAGTACACAAAAGGTGTTTCTAAACGAATCAATAAATTAAACGCTAGAAATAGAGCAACCGAAGAAAGAGCACAGCAATTAGAAACGGCCCTCCAACAAAGAGAGTCGGAAGTGCATACTTACTATCAACATGCAATCCAGGCACAGCAAAATCTTCTGGCAAAGGAAGAAGAGAATGTTGAAGGCAAAGAGCGAGAGGCTAATGATCTCTACAAAAGAGCTCATGCAGCTGGCGATGCTGATTTGATGTCAAAAGCTGATAGCTTGAAAAACGAGGTTTCTATACAGAAAGAGAAAATTCGTATCGCAAGACAAAGACAAAACCAAAGCGATCAACAAGCACAATACGCGGCATATCAACAAAATGGCCAACAAAATGGCCAACAAGCGCAGCAGACGCAACAGCAACAAGCGCAGCCAACCAAAGAAGCATTAGATTGGCAAACATCTAATTCATGGTATGGAGCAGAAGCAGAGCCAACACAATATGCTTATTTCACTCATGTGAATTTAGTGCAAGAAGGATTTGAACCAGACTCAGAAGAGTATTATGATGAGTTGAATACAAGAATTTATAAAGTTTATCCGGATCTTAGATCCGATAATGCCGGAAAAAGTGAGGGCAGACCCGCTGTGCAAAGAGTCACCTCAGCCTCCATTGGAGGTCGGCAAAAAACACAAGGCAAGAAGAACGGCGTATCGTTTACAAAAAGTGAAGTCGAGACTCTTCGTGGGATTAAGCCACATGGCATGAATGAAGATGTCTGGCTAAAATCCGTTGCTAAAGAAAAACAGAAAATAGCTAACCGGGAGGCAAAATGACTGAATCTAATAATGAAGTGATACAAACCAGAAAATCTCGTGAATCCGAGACTCACGCTAATACATCTCGCAGACAACCATGGAGGCCGGTAAGAAAACTTGAAACTCCCGATGCACCAGAAGGATATGAATATCGATGGATAAGAGAATCCATGCTGGGGCAAGAGGATAAGGCAAATGTGGCAAGAAGAATCCGTGAAGGTTGGGAGCTCGTAAGAGGTTCTGATTTACCCGATGAATATTCTTACCCAACAGCTGAAACAGGTAGACATGCTGGTTTAGTTTATAGCGAAGGCTTATTATTGGCGAAAATACCGACACAGACTCGAGATGAACGTAATGCTCATTACGAGGAACAAACCCGACTTAGAACGGAGGCTTTAGATAACAGTATGTTTAATGAAGCTAGGAAAGACGGGAGATATGTAAAGTATGACTCCAATAGAAAGTCTAATGTTACTTTTGGGAAAAAGTAACTAACGATTAAATAGGAGTAAATCTTATGGCAAATAAAGATGCCGCTTTTGGTTTAAAGCCTGTTCGTGAAATGGGCGGAGCACCCTATTCTGGAGGTCAATCCAGATATAGAATTGCTAGTGGCGCCACAACTCCAATTTACCAAGGAGACTTGGTAACTCAGCTTACAGCTGGAGTTCTTGGCCGTCATGCCGCAACTGGTACTGTTCCGATTGTCGGAGTGTTTAACGGATGTTCATACACCGACCCCACTACAGGCGAACAAGTCTTTAAAAACTATTATCCTGGCAGTATTTCTGCTTCGGATATCATCGCAAGCGTGATTGACGATCCCAATATTGTCTTTGAAGTACAAGCAGACGCAACCTTTCCGGTAGCTGATCTGTTTGGAAACTTTGACATTGTGGATGGTTCACCCGTTGGCGATACTAAGTCTGGAAGATCAAATACTGAGCTAGACGTAACTACTGGTGCTACAACCGCGACGTTACCGCTCAAATGTATTGATGTCTCCCAGGATCCCGATAACGACGATGTAGCATCGTCCAACACCAATGTTCTATGTGTGATACAAAATCACATCATGGGGCAGAAAGGTGCTGGTTTAGCATAAGGAGATAAATAATGGCTATTTCAAGAGCACAACTAGCGAAAGAGCTTGAGCCTGGGTTAAACGCACTTTTTGGAATGTCCTATGATTCTTATGACAAAGAGTATGAAGATATTTTTGTCATTGAGGATTCAAATAGAGCATTTGAAGAAGAGGTGTTGATAACAGGATTTGGTTCTGCACCCGTTAAATCAGAAGGTCAAGGTGTTGTATTTGACAACGCTTCTGAAAGCTATAGTGCAAGATATACGCATGATACGATTGCGCTTGCATTTGCACTTACAGAAGAAGCTGTCGAAGACAACCTTTATGACTCTCTGGGGAAACGATATGTTAAAGCACTAGCTAAGTCTATGGCTAACACTAAAGAAACCAAAGGAGCTGACGTATTGAACAACGCTTTCTCTTCTAGTTATACTGGAGGCGACGGCGTATCACTCATTAACACTGCTCATCCACTTGCGGGTGGAGGAACAGCTGCTAATAGAGCGACAACTATGGCAGATCTCAATGAGGCTTCATTAGAAGACGCTTTAATTGATATTTCAACTTTTACAGACGACAGAGGATTAACAATTTCTGTAATGGCGGACAAAATGATTATTCCGCCACAGCTCGTTTTCGTAGCTGACAGAATTTTAAATTCTGCGAATCGTTCTGGCACAGCTGATAATGACATCAACGCAATCAAAAACACAGGTGTTCTACCTGGTGGTTACGCTGTCAATCATTATCTTTCTGATCCAGATGCTTGGTTCGTTACTAGCTCTGTAAACAGTGCAGGCGAAGGTCTAAAAATGTTCCAAAGATCTCCAATGGAGACTTCTATGGAACCAGACTTTTCAACTGGCAATATCAGATATAAGGCTAGAGAAAGATATTCCTTCGGTTTCTCTGATTGGAGAGGAATCTATGGATCTCAAGGTGCATAATTTGAAGTCGTAATACACTTTATTACTCAGTATTACAAAAGAGGGCCCTCACGGGCCCTTTTTTTTGGCCTGTAAATAGTTGCAAAATAATGTATATAATTAGTTGCACATAGTTGCAAACTTTGATACATTACAAATATGTTCTTTTTAATTAATAATAAATATAGGGGGATCCCATGGAAAGAATAATGTATATAACCTGTAACACTGACAATGAAATCAGTTCCTACACCAAGACTGTTGGCAAGGGTGCAAACTTTTACGAAAGATTTGATCCTGTTGCCGAATGGAACGGAATCGCAGAAAGGCTTGGCAAAGATCCAGATGAGGAAACTTTGTTCATGTTGGTTGGTATTTACAATGGTGGTGGCGCTTATACTTGGGAGCACATACCGATTGATGAGATCAAGCCTGGTGATCCGTTGAGGTTGTCAAGAGTAACCCACAGACCATCTGTGATGGGCATGACACCAATCAATCCAGATGGTGAAAACCATGAGTGAGCTGCACACCAAAAAAGAAAGGGCCTTTCGGGGCCCTTTTTTACGTCAAAAAAAAGATGAAAATAATGTATATAATTAGTTGCATATAGTTGCATATTATTCCATAATATATTTGTGAGACATTTTATTAACAAACCAATAGGAGAAAAAAATGGCTGAAATAAGAAATATCAATGCCGAGATGCTAGGCCGGGCAACAGCTTTTGCTGCCAAGGCCACAGACGTAAGATTCTACTTGCATGGTGTTCGTATCGAAAGGAACCCAGCTGGCGGAGTCTACATCATAGCGACAAACGGACACATATTGTGTGTCTATAATGATCCCGATGCTGAACCAAGTGCGGATTTCAAAGAGGTGACATTGAGCCTCAAAAATCCCACCCCAGGTTCACGGGCCAATCACCCATACTTCAATTATTTGAAAAAATCCAGTGAGGGTATTCACATAGTAAAGTCCGATT